GAAATCCAACAAATTATACGACCAAATTTTCTGGTATAAAGCAGAAAATAGACCCGATTTTAAACTAGGTTCAAAGGAGTTTTGGGATATTTCCAAGAATATGGGTTCTGATGATGAAGATGAAGCATATGACCCAAGCAAAGGAAAACGTAGAACGGGGCAACAAATAAATGTAAAAAAGACATCGTCTAGTAAATGGTAAAAAAACATAGAAAATAAACGATTTTGTATGTTTTAATTATATTTCAATATACTTACTACTCCTTGGCAGCATTTGAATCGGCAAATTCAGTTTGAATGTCCGCAGCAGATGCTCCTGCATTTTCAATGACTTCCTTGGCGCGTGCCTCACGGTCTTCATCATTTGCTACATCGCGATTTTCAAAATCAATGGTATCCTTAACCCCGACTAGTTCACCTTCATCGTTCAATGTTTGAGTTAACACATTACCCGACTCCTCTGCCTTCTTGATATTATCGGCAATTGCTTTCTCTTTAGCTTCTTTAACGCGTTTATCAAATTCGTCTTTTGCTTTAGCCTCGTTCTTCATCTTTTCTTGATGAAGCTTATTCAACTCATCTTCCATAAATTCAACGCGACCCGTCTTGTATGCATTGGGGTCCCAAGGAAGCCAAATGCCTACTGGTGCGACAAAAATATCATGATTGGGGTCCTTTTCGCGTAAACGTTTACAATGTTGTTCGGCTTCTTCTTGTGTTGGAAAGTTACCTCTGTTTTTCAATCCACGAACGGATGTTTGGAAAGCATGGTCGCGGTTAAATGTTTCCGTGATTCGTTCTTCATTCTTATCCAAAAAATTCTGATAATCATCTGATACAGAACCCTCTTTTAGGCGTTCCTGTTCCTCTTTACAAAAGTCGTTGTAATCCGCCATTACATTCTCAACATTCAGGTTATATTTATAAGAAATAAAATTCACAAAGTCGCCAAACTTCGTCATTGATTTGGTAAAATCCCACTGTTGCACGAATTGTTGAAACAAATATGACTCGCGTTTTTCTAGAATCTTTTCGGGAGACAAGAAAGAAATGCATGTAAATTTTTGTCCGGATATTCCCGCATCCTCATCTAGAACATCTACATATTTAGGATTAGGGGTTCCGTCGCTCAAATTTTTTCGTTCAACACTAGTCATTTAGTAAAACTATGAGATAATACATATATCAATGTTTAAGTAATTTTGTAACAAAAGAATATTCTTGATATTTAGCATATTAGTATTATCCATGTTAGTTTTTTTTTCGTTACTTATATTATAAACAGACAATGAGCGGATTATTCGACTTTAGCGAACTTGTTAAGCGTGCTATCAAATACTTGATTGAGGGCCTCATGGTGGCTATTGCTGCCTATGCTATCCCTAAGCAATCCCTTAAGGTTGAGGAGGTTATCATCATCGCCCTTACCGCCGCTGCTACATTCAGCGTGTTAGATGTCTTTGTCCCAACAATGGCCTCTTCTGCACGTGGTGGTGCCGGATTCGGTATTGGTGCTAACCTTGTTGGTTTCCCCGGAGGACTCTAAGTATAACAACCTTTACAATAAATAGTTAGAAATAATACAATATAAATAATTGATTGTATTATTATTATTAGCAGCATCCATGGCGTTACCAGCTAACTTCGATTTTCCTCTTACTGCAGGTTCTATCACAACTCAATGTGCTTCAATTCTTGAACAATATAATGGTTGGTATACCGATTTTATTGGTAGAGATTTTTCCACCAAGAATGAATTTTTCCAACATTTCGAACAAACCGACGATTGGGATTTAAAATTAGAATGTATGGATTTTATGCAATACGTCCACCCCGAACAATCTGTCCGTGAAGCTTCAGTTGAAGCCTCTAAAAAAGTATCCGAATTTGGTAATAAATGGTCTATGAATGTTGATGTCTATAATACAATCGACAAATTTCATACTCAGTTCAAAAGTGAACTTGAAGGAGAGGAACAGTTATATTTACAGCGCACAATGGAGGGATATAAACATAAGGGTATTCACCTTGATAAGGATACACGTGATAAACTCGCAGCTATTAGTCAGAAACTTGATGAAATGAGCATCAATTATGGAAATAATTTAAATGAAGTCACCGACCACATTTTTTTTACAAAGGAAGAACTAGATGGTGTAGCCAGTGATTTCATCGACACTCTCGAAGAAAAGGACGGCGAATACAAAATAACTACACAGTATGACCATATAAATATGATTATGCCTTACTGTAATGTTGAAAATACACGCAAAACGTTAAGTAAACTGTTTGGATTACGAGGTAAAGAACCGTTCGGTAACCAAAACATATTAAAAGAAACTCTTGCTTTGCGAAAAGAAAAGGCGAAATTACTTGGATATTCTAGTTACCGAGATTATGTTTTATCACACCGCAGAATGGCGTCAAATGCAGAACAGGTTGACGATTTTGTAACACAATTGTTAGACAAGATGAAGTCTGCATCAAAATCGGATAAAGATATAATTGCGAAGCATTTTAATAAAGATGATATGGAATCATGGAATCTTTCTTACTATACAAATCTGTATAAAAAAGAGGTTCTTCAATATGACCAAAAGTTGGTTCAGGAATATTTTCCATTGGAAACATTATTACCCAATCTTCTAGGCACATTTGAAGACATATTTAGCCTTCATATTAAAGAAGTTTCAGTTAATCCAGACCAATCATGGCATGATTCTGTAAAATGTTATGCTGTATATGATAATACTTCTGATAATGTATGTAATTTGATTGGACATTTTTATGTTGATTTATATCCTCGTGACGGTAAATATGGACATGCAGCCGCATTTACATTAAAACCTGCTTATATTCCCACAACAAATTCAGGAGATTCGACAAGAAGCACTCCCGTTTCTGCTATGGTTTGTAACTTTACGCGCCCAACGAAAGAAAAGCCAAGTCTGCTCACTTTCGGAGAAGTAGAAACATTTTTTCACGAACTCGGACACATTTTTCATCAACTGCTAAGTATCAATCGATTTGCTATGTTCAGTGGAACTTCTGTAGAACTTGATTTTGTGGAATGTCCGAGTCAAGCCCTTGAGAATTGGTGCTATGAAGAAGAATTCTTAACACGTATTAGTAGCCATTATAAAACTGGTGAAACGATTCCCGTCGAACTCATGGAAAAGATAAAGAAAAATAAACACATGTTTAACGGTTTGCACTATATTCGTCAACTCATGTTTACTATTTACGATATGAAATTACACTCTAGTGATAATACAATGGACGCCGAACAATTGTTTGACCAAATCCAATCTGAACTAAGTCCACTCATTCACGGTGAATCGTGTATGGCGGCGAATTTTGGACATTTGATGGGCGGATATGAAAGTGGATATTATGGTTATTTATGGAGTGAGGTATATGCCGCAGAAGTATTCCAACATTTTAAAGATTCAGGAGACATATTTAACCGAGAAATTGGATTACATTATAGAAGATGCATTCTTGAAAAGGGAGGCACCGAAAATGGATTTGATATGATGAATAATTTACTTGGTCGTCAACCGAACAATGACGCGTTTATGAAAGCTTTTGAGTAATTATTTAGTTTTTAACGATTATAATATTATATAATCGCTAAATTAGATTATAATTGCGGTATAGAAGGAATTTGAGATGCGAATGCGATATATATTAAATATTTCACCTCTTCTATGGAAAGGGGCATATAATAATATACCACATGTTGGAAAAATAGATATTGAAACGTTATTAAACACCCTCCGAATGATGTGTAATACACTATATTATTCACAAATTTTCTGTTACATTTCTGTTTGCATGTATTGCAGCATCGGTCAGTATAGCTAACATGTTCATCGGGTGTATCTAATAATGGGTCGTCGGAATATACATCAATGGAACCTTTTCGGTATCGACCTTCGCCTAATTCTATTCCGTCAATGTCGTCATCGGAAAATACCGTCGTTATTCCGACTTCGTCTTTTGCTTTCTGTTTACAACACATCCTTTCTGTTACAAATAATATTAATGTAAATGCACATAATATGGACCAATACTCTACTGTGCTTATAAACAATTCATTATTTTTTTCATCTCTACGCGCAATTCCCGAATCACGCAACTCTTCCATTTCATACAATAGTTCTTTTTGACTGTTTTCTGAAAAATCGTCAATTGTTACCGAGCTCGACGGAGTATTTACCGAGTTGAACGCAATATATATAAACTTTTGCACATCGAGTTTATAATCAGGCTGTTCAATCATCGCAAGATTAAAATCAATAATCGGTTCATTTGTAAGTTGTTTTACAGTTTTTTCAAACATTCTCGTTTCCATTGGCCCCACATAAAAGAAAAAGAAACATATTTCTAAAATAGCTATCCCCGAAATGTGTGCAAATATTGAATACATTGTTAGTTATAGTATACATTGAAAAAAACAAGTATAGTAAATCATGTTTTGGTGACTCGCACTTCTTTAATCGACGTTGAAGTGAACGCAACAAAATCGTTACTATAAAAGCAATCTCGCATTAGTCTATCTATTTGTTTTTTTATATAATCGGCCATCCACGCCTCTCTATACACATGTTTGACGATATGATAAAAACAACCATAATTTTCTTTAAGTATAGCACGGCTATTTACATGGACCGGAATCGTTATTTTCAAATCCCATCCCGCAAGTTCGCGAGGCGTTATGTCCATATGTAAAAAGGGGTATTCTTCTAGCGATGATGTTACATTACAATTGCTTTCTCGCTCGATAACCGTTGCTAGATGAATATTCAGATAATTTTTTACTATATCAACAAATCCATCACATGCGCATAAATGGATAAATATAGACATATTATTCGATTCTCTTACCATGTTGTAGTTATAGTAGTTTATGAATAAAAAAAACACCAATTTATTCGTCCTTATACAAATAATTATAACAAGTCCAATATTTTGCGGGCGTTTGAATAAAAAATGGTCGTATATCTGTATCTTTAATTACAAATTGTTTGTTTTTTTTAACATACGGACAACCGTTTAAATTGTCTTCATTCCCAAATCCATGAGCATTTGAAAAAAATGTTTCATTGTAATCTAACAAGATTATATCGTTATTTTTCATCCAATAATGTGTGATTTCTGTTTGGTCATCATCATGATAATCCATATCTATTTTGAGAAAATTTTGTTTAAATGCTTTTACATATCCCATACACATACCAGCGTTTAAATAATACTTATCATTATCTTTCATATTGTTTGTATCAACATCGATTGCTATCTTTTTCATTTCAGTCTTCTCGCTATCTTCAACGCCTGGCGTGCAACATGCGCGTTCGGTTGAAAATACTATTTTTAAATTATTGTCTAAATCCCCGACGTTTTTATTATAAAATTGTTTAAATGTTGATGCGATTTCATCACTATTACGATTTACATAAACATCTCTTGAATCTATTATAATTAATATATCTTCATCGTTTAAATCGGTATTTGTTATATATTCCTGATACTTCTTAAATTTATTTCCAAACCCTTTCCATGATTCACCTTGACCTACAAATTCATAATCATAATCATAATGTTTCAATATTTTTTCTAGTTTTTGTTTATTTTCATTATCTTCTTGATTTTCATACGAAATCACCCTTACCTTTGTCTCATATAGCCCTTCCTTCATTTTGGTATTTATAAATACGCATAGTAATATGATTAGTAAAAATGTGGCTATAACAATTCGTCTCCTGATAGATATCATAATTAATTCGTTCTTATGATATCTTCATAAAATAATACCAACTAAACCGTTGGGAAAAATTCCCAATCTAAATCGCCACAGACCTTCTTCCATATCATGTCCTGCTCCAACTGTTTCTCTCTATCTTTCATCATTGGTATATACGGCAAATATTGTGTCTGGTCTAACAATGTGCAGAGCTGATACAATGTATACGTATAATTGAAGAAATTGGTTCGATTCGCGGGACAATGAACAGCCCATGGCTTCTGAATCTCAATAAAGAGAACACACAATGTTTCATGCAATTCTTCATTCATAATGGGTGGTTTCACGCCGAAAATGGAATTGATATATTGAATATGTTCGAAATATTTGTTCAGCCCTAATTTGCGCAAAATCTCGCGCATCTTGTCGTAATTGATTAATTTCAAATCGGTTATTCTTTCTTTCTTGATTCGCGCCCGAATCGCTTCTATCACTTCTTCCGGTATTTGCGTCGTTTCCTTGGCTTGGAATTGCGATAAAATCTCTTTGAAATGATTGAGGCGGATATATGCCGTATAAGATACCTCGTTTGGGGGGTCTTTGTTGTTCGGCTTGGAACTATCTACAATATAAGTGATGAATTGTCCACATTGAGTGTTATTGCATATCATAATACCGTCTTCATCTTGTGCTACCATCTCACCCTTATTGCATACCATGCATAGTTCACACGACATGATATAATCTTGGGGATTCGTAAACTCGCGATTTACATTTCGCCAATAATCTTGGTATAATCTTTTGGATTGCATATATTTATTTGGGTCAGTCATTGACTGGTCTTTCGATTTCACCTTGAAAAAAGAATTGAGAACGGTTACATTCTGTGCCGGCTCACCAGACGATATCTGCTTCTTTTGCTCGAAATAATCGAATATATCTTGGGAATTGTCTAGGAGATATTTGTTCTTTTCTTCTTTCAAACGTTTTATTTCGGACTTTTTCTCTCGTATTTGGTCCTTGATATCTAATTTGAGCTCGATTTGACTCTTTGGTAGGGATTGATATTGTGATTTTAGGGTAGCGATTTCTTTCACTAATTTAGGAATGAATATCGTCTCATTTTCGTTAAATTTCGTTAGTAATTCACTATGTTTTTCGTCCAATGACGTCATTTGTTTATGCTGAACATTCTTGGACATTTTTCAATACAATATGGAGATTTTGATGTATATTGTTTATGTATTTTCTGGTTTAGAATAGTTTTCATATGTTGTGCATTTGCATTTGTTGAAAAAAAGAGTAGTAGAATGGCGATATTATTGGTTATATTCAGCTCTCCATATACGTAGACCTCTAGTTATAGTGTCACCTGCCGTATGTAAAACCACCAGGTAGGGGGGGTCTCACCGAACGAACAGGCCGTTTAGCGAAATGGGCTTTCTCTGTTTGAATATTTTTTAACGCAATATCAGCTTTCTGTTGGGTTTGTGAACGAGTTTCCATCATATTTTGTAAATCGATTTTGTACCCATTCTCCGTCGCCTTCACCCGACGTTTCCTTGCGGTTCCGGTAAAATTCGTGTACGGCCGTTCGACCCTCCGATTTCCCTTTCTGGTTCCGTTTCCTTTAGATGTCGGCTTCTTCCATCCTTTTCTGGTTCCTTTCGATCCGGGTCCTTTAGGTCTGGATCCTTTAGATTTCCCAAAAGGTGCCCGGTCTTGGCCCGGCATATTCACTTCTGCGGGTGGTGCCCACGCCTCCGGGACCTCCTCCTCCTCCGGGACCTCATCCTCCTCCTCCTCCTCCTCATCCTTTTCCATCGCCCTCTTCGTCCTCTTTTGTCCATCATCACCAACACCCATCTTGACAGCAACATCAGCAACAGCAACATCAGCACCCGTATTAGCACCTGGATCAGCACCCGGAACAGCACCTGGATCAGCAGCAACTTCCTCCATCGGGACAACCGCAGCTACACCAAAAAATTGAAGTAGCTCCGCATCTTTACGCTGTTCCACGTTATCTAACAAACCACCCAAATTGTGATCAGCATCAAGACCAGCATCAACAGCAGCAGCAGCAACATCAACAGCAGCAGCAACAGCATCAGCATTCCGATTAGCAGCAACATCAACAGCATCAGCATCAGCATCATCACCATCCTCAGGGTCAACAGCAACAACAGCAGCAACAGCAGCAGCAACAGCGGTAGCAGCAGGAGCAGCCAGGGGAGCATTGGCTTGTGCAGCAGCAATACGTGCAAATATATCAGATGAAGCATGGAAAAATTTTACAAATGACGTTATTAACGCACCCAATTGTTGTGTATAAGCCGCATACCGATTTCGTTGAGCTGATATTTGTGTGGTGGTTACCTCTTGCACCCCCAGTATAGTTAATTTATTTTCAGGACTGACCGCCAATTCTTCGTATGATTGTGTATTGCTGGATAATGCTTTCGCAATTTGTCCGTGTGTATTGTCGCTTGTATTAAACAATGTTTTAAGAAATATACGAACCTTTATATTCAATTGGGCAATTACACCAAGAAAGTAATCTCCACCAATCCACCCACCAGTATCATTAGTCGCATATGGTAATAGTTGTTCTAGTAGGTTCTCCATCTCAGTATTATATCGAACAAGATCCATTACGGCATTACCGGTATTCACTCGAATGTTTGGTGAAAGATATAAATTAAACACACGATGACGCGTCGACGTGCGTATCGGACCAAAAACCCACATACCCAAATTTCCCGATACCACAGTAGCAGCTGTTTTAGTGCTCAATACCCTTTTCGTCGTGTTTTCGAATAATGTTTTAAATTTAGTTCCAGCCTCTTGTCGTTTTATGTCCATATAAGAATTCTTGAGTGTATCATTTGCCTTTATATCTTCTATGGCCTTCAATAATATAGGTACTTGTTGTTCAGGATCTTGTGTACGGTTAATCTCAGCAGTCAAACTGACTATAATATCGTTTAGTGCAGCAGCAGGACCAGCAGGAGGACCACCAGCAGCAGGAGGACCACCAGCAGCAGGAGCAGCATCAGCAGCAGCAGAATTAATTACTTTCTCAAAATCCGCTATCCACCTATCATATTCAGCGATTATATCTGGTTTATGATATACCACCATAACAATCGGGTCCAGAGTGTTCACTACAACCCCCTTTTCCTCGACAAGAGAATCTTGATAACTTTGTTCATTTACAAAGAGTGTTGGACACGAACCACTTGGCACGGTTAATATTCCTCCCATTCGCCTACCTATTTGGATTTTAGCATTATTAAAGTCGGTTCTGTCTATCGGGCTATTAACTGCAGTAAGGAAACCATCCGAGTCCTCATTTGTTTTTTCTATTACCTGAACTATAGTTTTGAACAGCAATCGATCTATTGTATATATACAATGATCCATAATGTCCCCCCCCAATAATATTAAATAAATCGCATTTACGATGTGTGATTTGTCCCCAATATATTTACACAATCGGGCAACCATTTCCCAATCTACTCTGTTAATATTATCAAAAAACTCGGGCATACCCCCCCCTTGTTTACTCCTACCGGCAGCACCTGGGATATAGAAGGCCATCTTGGCTTGACTATTGTCCCAAAAAAAATCAACCCTATCGTCGTATCGCATTCGAAGCTTTCCGCCTAGTGGAACACCGATTACTTCAACCTTTTCTAGATAGTCAAATGCAGCTGCATAGTTCGTAGCGTAATCGTCACGTTGTCTCGCAACAGTCTTAATAAATAAAACGCAATGTTGAAAAAAATGATTTATAATTACAACGTGTTGTTGTGAGTAGCTGCCGCTGAATACATCTCTCATGTTGGTGGGTGAGCTAAACAATGGAAAAAACGTATACCAACCACCTGTTCCTAAACCAGCGGGGTCGACAATGTTGGACATCGAACGTGTGGTTGCAGCCAAATTGGAGTAATCTCTATTAATATTGATGTTTAAGGTATTCATACGGTCAAGATAGAACGGGTATTTTAATGGCCCACCCGCTATATTTGGTAAACTCTTCCATTCTGATAGTTTTTTAAAAGCATTGTTAGGCGTGCCTGCACCGGCATCATAATAAGCATTCGCAAAACTGAGGTAATCCCATAGTTCTGTGTTTATCGGGGTGACCCCATTTACTAGTTGGGCGTCACTATCACAAATAAAGAATTTCACGTTTGTAAGCATTTTCCCCCATACATTAGACGTCATAACTTGACTACTTTCTTTGCCAAGATTTGAAAAATCATGCTGAGAATCGTGTACCGGGTCGTCCGCATCAATACCTTCGGCTAGAAATATTATCATGTAATCTAGTAATGAAAAAGTTATACCATTCAACTGACCACCCGTTTGCATATGCATTATAGTATCCGGATTATGTGCGCCTCCTACCACCCTCTTTTTTTTAGCAGGGTTAATTATTTCCGTCATATATATCGCATAATTCACATTTATCCCCTGCTGTCGCAGTATTGCGCCTTCAATCTTTAATTGTTTGTCTGTTCTTGATTTATGAATATTATTATGAAAATTTATGAATTCGTCGGGATAATGGGTTACTGCTTGGGGTGCTACCGTATTCGGTTTATACCCTTTCATAGATAATAATGTCTGAATATCAAGGAGATTCATTTGTAGTTCCACTTCTCCGTAATAAAAATTATTTATTGCTGTTATCACATCAATCGGACTAACACTAGATAAAAACTTTTCTCCAAGTTCCCGCTCGATGCCGAATCTGATTGCGTCTGGAGTGAACCGTGCGTAACGTAATTTTAACCATGTATCAAACATAGAGACCGAATCTGATCCAAACTTTAGAATATATACAAAAAATGTATATGTGTCTACCTCGTCGTCTGTTATAGGAAATTTTCCTGTATATAAATCGATTCGTTGTTTTTGTTGAAGTATGCGATTAAATATAGATGAATTTTGTGAGTGTAAAGCTGATATTATCGCGTTGAATGGATTATTGCTTATAGTGCTGAGTTGGAATAAGTCTAAGGCATTGTAGTCGAAGATGAAGGTCGTCGTGGGATTGAACATTTTTAAAACGGTCGGACTAATTCTGTAAAACAACAGTAATATATAAAATATTTTGATATTGTGTGTCTGTTTGCAAAATTTGCCTATCGAATCATAGGATTCCACTACAGGAAATTGCGGCATATTCTGACTAATAAATGGAAGACGACGAAAGTTATAAAATAAGTCATCCCCAACATTTCCATCATATGTAACGCATCCATTGTCGAAAAGTGCTGCAAATATGTCTTGTAACTGTTTGATGCTCTTCATAATTGCATAACGGTTATCATCTGTATCATTGTCCGCGATAGTTATTTTTGTTTCAGCACACAAGTTTATAGTTCCATCTAATAATTCGGGTCGTATTTTACCAGTGTATTGGGGGTCAGATAGTTTTATTATTGCTGCTTCACCGGCTGTTTGAATTACCACGGGGTTGGCTAAACCCACAAAATACCTTCGTTTATCATTAAGTGTATCACGTTCATCAGTAAGTTTTGCATGTTCCGCTCTTAAACTAGGAAGATTTTTAAGTCCCGCGTTTAAATCTCTAATCTCGACAATAAGTGCTTGCGGATCTAAGGCACCTGATTCAACCATCTGGTTTTCGATAGATTTCAATACCAATTGTTTTTTAACAATCGTATCTCTGATTTCGACCTCACTTTCTTGTGTTATCCTGCCCTTAATATTATCTATGAACTCTGTGGTTGAAACTATATCTGAATTAAATTGTTTTAATATTTCCCATTCTTGTGCGACGAATGAGTAATATAAGAAGTCATAAAAAATGTTAGGGTTGCATATCGTGCCGTCTGCGTAATTCAAAATACGAAGATTGATAGGAGGACTTGTAATTGGTTCAATATAATCGAAGGGTATTCCCACATTTTTGGCTATTTCGGGAAAAACCTTTTTGGCGAAATGATTGTCCCGACCATTTCTGTCTTCCGGGTTCTCAGTCAAGCTTGTCGAAGAATCAGATTTATTTAATTTTTTGTAAACATCATTGAGTTCGTGAATCCGTCGTGATTCAATACTCATATCGTCCAAAAACTGCATGAAGTACGAGTTGCCCTTAGCATCATGCTCAAACAATGTTTTCATATTTATGATGACTTTGCCTTGGTCTTGGTATTCATCCCTTAGCCATTTGTAAAATAGTAGAGCAAATAGCAACGATTTTTCATCCAAGGTGTTGAAGAAATATCCTCTATAATAATTCGCCACATCATCCGGGGTTAAATTGTCCGCTCCACCATACATTTTCTTGCGTCTAGTGTGACGTTTCTTCACCATTTTATTCTTGCGTTTGGTGTGACGTTTCCCGTCTATTTTATTTTTGCGTTTGGTGTGACGTTTTTCACCCCTTTGTTTTTTACGCCGAGTAGACACCATGATATATATATATATAGTTATATATCCTTTTATAGGTCAATACGCGACATAATAGGTAACTTTACATCGTCGACCATTTACATAATGGTCTAAATAGCCACTAACCTAAACGAATAACAAGACGCGCAGAAAACGCCATAATTAAGTATCTCTTTCAATATATACAATGTCTGAATCAACCGATATTCATATAGACATACCCGAAACCACAAAAATAAATTCCAAACATTTGAAACGTATGGTGTTCGTGATGAATGCTCTAGAAAAAGGTTGGGCAATAAAAAAAGTAGAGGACGAATATATTTTCACAAAAAAGCATGAAAATAAACGAGAAATATTTAGAGAGAATTACTTGGAAACTTTCATCCAAGCTAACTTTGATATGGACATTCTACAAAAAAAATAACGAATTGTGGGTTTGAGACTATTTATAAATAATCTCAAAACGATTCAAGTGTCGCTCGATACACGAGTGCATTATGACTATAAACCCTTTCTGAAAACGCGATTATGCAGTCATGTGCAAAAAAAAGGCATATTGACTCTAGACCACGCTCGAGCCAAAATAGTTTAGCAAAAAAGTAGTAAAAATCGAAACAACCCAAAAAGAGTAAATATGTCCATTTATAGATAAAATGGTTCACTAATAATGGTCATATGAAATGAAAAAATCTGTAATTATAAACATTTAACAATAAAACGATTTAAAATGAATTAAATCCCTTTTTCCGAAATTATTTTCTAGAACAAGAGTATAAAGAGACAATGGCTGGAGCACTCATGCAACTCGTCGCCTATGGCGCACAAGACGTTTTCCTTACCGGAACCCCCGAGATTACTTTCTGGAAGGTGTCCTACAGACGCCACACCAACTTCGCACTGGAGTCCATTGAGCAGACATTTTCTGGTCAAGCCGATTTCGGTCGCCGTGTTACATGCACAATCAGCCGTAATGGTGATTTGTGCTACCGCACATACCTTCAGGTCACACTTCCTGAGATCAACCAATCCATGAAGGCCTCTGGTGCCGAGGGTGTCTATGCCCGTTGGTTGGATTTCATCGGTGAGCAACTTATCGCTCAAGTTGAGGTCGAGATTGGTGGTCAACGTATTGACCGTCAATATGGTGACTGGATGCACGTCTGGAACCAACTTACCATGACTGGTGAGCAACAACGTGGTTACCAACAGATGATTGGTAACACCACCCAGCTTACCTACATCACTGACCCCACATTCGCCAATGTGTCTGGTCCTTGTTCCGCATCTGGAGGTCCTTCCCAGGTTTGCGCTCCCCGCAATGCCCTTCCTGAGACCACCCTTTACATTCCCCTTCTTTTCTGGTTCTGCAGAAACCCTGGACTTGCTCTTCCCCTTATCGCCCTTCAATACCACGAGGTCAAGATCAACATTGACTTCCGTCCTATTGGTGAGTGCTTGTGGGCTGTGAACACCCTTGGTGCTCCATCCGGAACAGCCTCTGTTTCCGCTGCCTACCAGCAATCCCTTGTTGCTGCCTCTCTCTACATCGACTATATCTTCCTTGATACCGATGAGCGCAGAAAGATGGCCCAGAACCCCCACGAGTATCTCATTGAGCAACTTCAGTTCACTGGTGATGAATCCGTTGGTTCTTCCAGTAACAAGATCAAGCTCAACTTCAACCACCCTTGCAAGGAGCTTGTGTGGGTTGTGCAACCTGATGCTAACGTCGACTACTGCTCTTCCTTAGAGGGTGGTCAGACCCTTTACAAGACTCTTGGTGCCCAACCTTTCAACTACACTGACGCCATTGATGCTCTTCCCAACGCTGTCCATGCTTTCGGTGGTCCCGCTGAGACATCCGGTGTTAACGCCTTCATCACCTCTGGTGGTCTCTTCCAAGACGCCGGAGCCATGGGTGGTGTTGATGCTGGCCAACAATGGGGTGCCGGTGCAGGAGGTATGTCCGATACTAATGTCTTCACTGCTGAAGCTGGTTCCGGCACCGAAGCTTACGGCACCGCCACCGAGGGTTCCTATGTGTCTGATGCCGGAACATTCGTTCTTGCTGAGACCGCCCTCGACATGCATTGCTGGGGTGAGAATCCTGTCGTCACTGCTAAGCTCCAACTTAACGGTCAAGACCGTTTCTCCGAGCGTGAGGGTTCCTACTTCGATGTTGTCCAACCTTTCCAACACCACACCCGTAGCCCCGACACCGGTATCAACTGTTACTCATTCGCTCTTCGCCCTGAGGAACACCAACCTTCCGGAAGTTGCAATTTCTCCCGTATTGATAACGCCACCCTTCAATTGGTTCTTTCCTCCGCCACCGTCGGTGGAACAGCCACTGCTAAGGTCCGTGTTTACGCTACCAGTTACAACGTGTTGAGAGTAATGTCAGGCATGGCCGGCGTCGCATATTCCAATTAAATTCACTGCATTATGGTGTGTGTGTATTTTAACTCTGTATTAAAAACGTAATATTTGTATAATTTCAAAATTAGTAATTATACAAATTCAATAGAACAATTCCACAATTTCTACCGTTTTATGGGGAATATTATTTATCCAATATTCAAGTTGTTGAAGTAACATATCTATTCGTGTGAGCCATTCATCATGTTTACTCTTTGAAATATCCAATACACCATACCCGTTAATTCGCCAACATGATGTTACTTTTTTTCCTTCTTGGTTCACATATGTGTCGGGATTAAATCGAATGAATACTACCGGTTTATGTCCTATATCTTGTGAAATTTCCATCAACCGTTTGTTCTGACACGAACAATCATAGGTAGTATGTTTATTCTCATCGACTTCAACGATGATTACATGACTTCCAAAATCTAAAAGCAAATCGGGTCTTCTTTTGGAACAACCATCTTGTATCTTCTTATCGGCAATCCAATTAAAATCTGGATATTTTTCAAGAACACGCTGAACCACGTTATTCTCCTTTGTTTTGTAATTACGCGATACTTGAATTTCAGGGCAGTAATGAATACAACAGGGTAAACAATACCCATCGTATTTTTTAATTCCCCGTGTCTCACAATGAGGAGCTTTGCAGAGTTCAGACCCATCACAGATTTTACATCGAGATTTCTTTTTGTCATGGATACAAAACATATTTCCCCCACATTCTAGACAATTTTGTCGATTCTTGTTATGCTCACAAATTGCTGAACCAAAACACTCGACGCATCGTCTTCTTCGTTTTCCATGTTCACAAATCGACATACCACCGCAGGGCACACAATTTTCTTTTGCACTTCCATGTTCGCATAATTCAGACCCATCACACTCCTTACACCGAGTCTTTCTCTTCAAATGTTCACAAATGCCTGCCCCTTTACACTCTACACAATGAAACCGGCGCCGATTATGAATACATATTGGATTTGGTCCTCCCATTTATATATTCTATATACTTTGTTTTATATAATTAACAATGTAATTGTATAAATTCCTAAATGCTCTCTTCCAAATTTTCCTGTTCCCTTTTCAATTTTTCTTTTTTGTTCAAATAAGCAGTTCTAGCATATTCCTTCTTTTTTTCTTGTGT